CAACTCCATAGGTGATGTGTTATATGAAACCCTGAAGAAACAATATGCAAACATTCAACCCTTCGTCACAAACAACGACTCAAAACAAAATATGATTGAGGACTTAATAATGGGTATGAACGAGAACAAGATAAAACTACCCAACCAGACGTTAAATCCTGACCTATACAAGGAGTTATCAGTTTTTACATACGAATACTCACCCAAGACAAGAAGGGTTAAATATGGAAGTCCCAGCGGGTTCCACGATGACTGTGTGATATCATTAGCACTAGCATATCATTCATTCAAGACAAAGATAAATTATGGCAAGTATGTCATAAGATAGTTGTGAACGAAATAAACCAAAAATATATTTTTAATAGATGGCACCCAAATTCGAATTTAAAGGAAAGTTTTATGAACTAAAAGAACCTAGTATTGAACTATGGAACAAGTTAATGTCAATAAAAGACTGGACTGATGAAGTTGAGTTCAGTGTCAAGTTAATATCTGAGTTGTGTAACTTGACTGAAGATGAAGTTAAAAATAATGATTGGGAAGTGATGATAGAATTGTCTAAGTCCCTATCTAATTATATTCTACAAGATTCTAAAAAGTTCCATAGAGAGTTCGAGTTTGAAGGACAAAAGTATAGGTTCATCGACTTACCTAATTTAACATTTGGTGAGTTTATAGACATAGATACATTCTTAACAAAACCGGCAAATGAAAGACTGAAAGACACACACTTGTTGATGGCAATGTTGTATCGTGAAGTAGGACTTGGTGGCAAGTTAGTAAGTTATGATAGTTCCAAGTTGGAAAAACGAGCAGAGAAGTTCAAGAAACTACCAGTCAAGTATGTTAATGGTTCTTCCACTTTTTTTTTGCTTATAGAAAAGGAGTTACTTCAAAGTTCCCTGACTTATTCAAAGAAAGGGATGACGATGATGACGATGATAAAAATATTGATGACTATACCTCGTTCGGTTCTTTTTGGGGTTGGTTTGATACGCTCGCGCAACTCGCAAATGAAGACATTACAAAAATTGAAACAATCATTAACTACCCCTTAGTATTTGTCTTAAACTATTTAGCTTATACAAAGGACTTAAACGATATGAGAGCAAGGAAACAGAGGGAGATGGAAATGAGACTTAAAATGAAACATAGATAATATGGGAAACGCAGTAGGTAACTATAATTTTAAAAAGGTTGTTGACTTATTAGAACAACTTTCAATATATCACGAACAACTACAAGCTTATGGTATAGGTGATATAAACCAGTTAATATACCATACAGAACAAAGACTAAAGCAAGATAATACTGAAGACAACTTGGCACCATATTACCCATTAATGTGGGTAATACCACAAGGTGCTACTACCGATGGTAGGGAAACAGTATATGATTTTGATATCTTAATTATGGATATTTTAAACACAAAAAACTTCGACAACGAAACCGATGTTTGGAGTGATACATTAGACATACTCAAAGATGTTATAGCACAAATGAGATATTCATTAGATTGTTGTTATACAAATTGGGATGTCGACTATCCAGTACAAATGACACCTTTTTCTGAGTCCTTTGATGACTATGTGTCAGGTTGGACGGGTAGAATTAAACTTAGAATTCCAGACGCGTTGGATAGATGTATTGCACCTTATGCAACCTTCCCTCCGTGTAATGAAAACAAAAACTGTTAATGGCACAAGGTATAGAACTTACAGAGTATGACTTAACGATGCAAAGACTAGCAAAGGAGTTTGAAGAAGCTCTCAAAGAAAGTCTTGCATACCCATACCCATTTGCACCTGGATATAACAAACAAAGACAACCATTCGGTGTTAGGGACATGACCAAAAAGACTGGTGCATTGTATAATAGTATTGAAGTAAACTTTATACCTGACATCAACGAAATACAAGTATTGATGTTGGATTATTGGATTAACGTCAATGATGGTAGAAAGCCAGGTAAGTATGTTCCTATTAAACCGTTGATGAGGTGGATTAGAGCTAAAGGTTTAAACAAAAACAAAAAGACTGGTAAATTCGAAAAATTTAAAATTAAAAATGTTGCATTTGCGATAAGTACCAACATTAAAAAGTTCGGTATAGCACCAACATTTTTCTATGATAAAGCTGCAACTAAATTTGAGCAATCATTCGAAGACGAAGCTGTTAAAGCTTTGGGTATAGATTTTGAAACATTCTTCGAGAGAGTATTCGAACAAAATAAATAAAAAATGAGTATAACACTAAACATAAGTCAGTCACCTATATTGATTAGTCCTTCCAACACTAATCATGTGTATAATGTTACAACCACAGATACTGGTTATACATTAACCGACTTTCAATATATCTGTGATGTCTACCAAAGACCATCAGAGGTAGATTGGAACAATAACAACTATGCTAACAGGGTTGCAAGGTTGAAGGTATTACCAAACACATATGGTAATGCAATAATCGACCTTGAAGAAATAGTTAGAACATTACTTAATGCGAACCCACGTTTCACAGGAAATACATACCCATATCTTAATCCAGCATCAGATGTGAATAAGGTCGTTACATTAGCAAGTGCTGAAGTAACAATAGAATATAATGGTTCTAACTTATGGGCTGGTGGTTCACCTAATGCATCTGTAGAACAACTATGGCACGTTCAAGAATATAGAGCTATGTTCGGTTATTCATATTTGTCAGGTGGTTCTATTGTTGAAGAAGTTAATGTGACCGCAGCTTATCAACCACAACCAGTAACAATATTTCCTGGTGTTGATAACAAGTTAATACCAGCACCATTTTTAAGTGGAGCTGTACCGGTGACAGGAAGTACCGCATATGGACCTAACTGGTTTCAATACGAGAACCTTAATCACTTATATTATGACTTATGGAGACATCAATATTTCTCAGGACAATCACATACAGATACAAGTTGTTCTTATGATGTAGATTATTGTTCCCCTTCAGAGTTTTTGAATGCTGCTGGTAGATTGTATAAAATTATTTCACAACCTGATGTTGTTGATACAAGGGTTAGAACAAGAAAACATCATCCTGACTGTCCTATCATAGTTTCATTTTTGAACGGAAAAAACCCTTATTTTACTAACGATATTTATAGTCTGGCTATACGTGCTAGTGATTCGGTACACGGAAACTACACTTTTTCAGCAGAAACTATAAACAGAGCAACAACCGCATTACCAACTGACATAGAACCTATCAACTCAAGGTTTAAGATGGGAGTGTTCTATCTACCATATAACGTAACAGACGATGGTACAAATGTTATCCCAACTGATGCAGAGAAAGTTTGTTTTTATGGAACATCTTATCAAGCAAACAAATCCGATAGATTAGCATTCTCAAACAGAACAACAGAAATATTAGAGTTCGTGATGCAAGAAAGAAGTTGTATCAATACACCTATACACGTTCTATTTTTGAATGCTAGAGGTATGTGGGACACTTATACTTTCGGTGGAAAAACAAGTGATAAGATAGACATAACAAGACCATCATATAGACAAGAAATGTCTTTGAATAAACAATATTACAATGTAGGTTCTTATCAGAGAGGAACAAAGATATACGAACAAGAGATGGAAAAAACTTGGGAGTGTGAAACTTGGTATATGAGTCAAAATGACGTTGATATTATGGAAGAAATGTTTATGTCTCCTGAAGTTTATATTATTGAAGGTACTGTTATCAAGGACTTATCATGTGTATCTTGTTTAAACGAGGTTAGATTATATCAACACTTAATACCGGTGGTTATTAAGGAAACAAGTTTTGATGTGTGGAACAAGAACTACGAAAAATTATTTCAATATAAACTAACCCTACAATACGCAGGGTTTAAGAGATATAGAACACAAGGGTAATGAACGTACAATTAGTAACTAATGTAGCTGGTAACCAAGAATATATTGAACTCTATGGTAATGAAACATTATCATTAGAAGTTTCATTTGCAGAAATACAAGACATAACAAAAAAGAACTCAGCCTTCACAAAGGAGTTTAATGTTCCTGGTACGAATCAGAACAACTATATCTTTAACTATTTCTTTGATTTTAACCAAGTCCCATTAGACTGGAAACCATCAAAAAAGTTTGAAGCTTGGATATTATATA